AGTTTTCCAATTAGACACATACCTAGCCTAAAAGCAACAATTTCCACTGCTAATATGAAAATACATTATTTTCTCTCTAGTCCCTAATGTAAAAGGGCTAGAGAGTTAAGGAGGAAAACATTAATGACTATTTTGTTCCTAGATGACTGGAATAGGTATCCTGAAGCAATAGTGGATACTAAGACCAGGAACCAAAGCTATATTGACATGGCTAATGTGTATAAGAAGATGGGGTTGAAGAACTACTATTTCCATCTAGCTTTACACGACAGAACACTACAAGGAGTAGACCCATTTTCACCAGACTTAACCATGGAGCAAATGGCTAGGATTGCGTTGGAGTGTAAGAACAACTTCTGGTACTTCGTGAGAGAAATTGCCACAGCACCGAACACATCGGGTAACAACTATTACTTAGCTAACCGTGGTAATCTATCGTTGTGGTGGTGTTTCTTAAATCACATTCGTTACTTCTTCGTGATGGCTCGTCAGTTAGGTAAATCTAGTTCGATTGACAAGATTAGCGAATGGTGTCTGTTCTTCTGGACGGACATGCGTATTTTTCTATTAACCAAAGACAGTAAACTTAGGGCTGAAAACATCAGGAGGATACAGAACTCTTTTAGACGTTATCCCTATTACTTAAATCCATTAACTAAACTGGATGCGGATAACAGTGAGTTGATTACCGTTAAGAAGAGAAACTGTTACCTCAATACTGGTATTGCTCAAGCTCAACCTGAAAGTGCAGAGCGTGTAGGTCGTGGTTTTAGTAGTCATGTGCTCTTACTGGACGAGGCGGCATTTTGTCTTAATCTATCTCTAAGTTTCAATTCTGCTTCAGCTTCTCAGAACGCGGCGATTGAAAAAGCTAGGGAAGCCGGTATGCCTTACGGCTGTGTGATTGCTACTACAGCTGGTTCTAAGGACACTGATTACGGTGCTTATGCTTATAAGCTCTATAGCGAAGGTTGTCCTTGGACAGAAGAGTTGTTAGATTGTAAAGATGCGGAAGAGCTAGAGAAAAGAGTTAGAGCTGGGTCCAACCCCATGTCTGCTATTGCTAAGAACGGTATTTACGCCGTGACAGGTGTCTTCTCCCACAAACAGTTGGGTAAAGACGATGCCTGGTTATCGGAAAACGCGTCTCGTGCCGGTGTTACTGGTGCTAACTTACTAAAAGACTTCCTCAATGTCTGGGTATCTGAAATGGAATCTTCTCCATTTAACGTAAAACAAACCCAGATGATGAAAGTAAGTGAGATGGAGCCTCAGGCTCACGATGCTTCTGGTTATGTCCATGTTAAATGGTATTACACCGCACATGAAATCGATAAAATCATGAATGAGAAACCAGTCGTAATCGGTATTGATAGCTCTAACATGGTGAATAACGACAATAGCTGTTTGGTATTCGTAGATGCTACTAACTTAGAAATCATTGGTACGGCTTCTGTTAATCGGGTGAATTTGTATAAGTTCTCCCAGTGGTTAAGTGACTTCATGATAAAATACCGTAAAGTCATGATTATCCCAGAGAACAGAAGCAGTGCCCAGGGCATTATCGATTACTTGATTGAAACCCTACCTGCCCATGGTATTGACCCATTTAGACGAATATTCAATACCATTGTACAAGAGAAATCATCAGACCCACGTAAGTTCCAGTTAATGGATTCTCACCCTAACCGAATGAATATCGCTAACCAACACAGAAATACCTTTGGTTATACGACATCTGGTTATGGTAAGTACTCTCGTGATAACCTCTATAACGAAACACTATTTAGAGCGATTGACATCTCTGCTGATAAGCTAAAAGACAATCAATTGATTAATGAATTACTTAGCCTAGTGATTGTCAATGGACGAATTGACCATCCTAAAGGGGGTCATGATGACATGGTGATTGCTTGGTTATTGGCTTGTTGGTTTATCTTCAATGGTCGTGAAACTGGTTATTACGACATCAATAGAGGTCGCTTCTTAAGTGAAGTGGCTTTTGCAGGTGAAGTACTAGATGCTAAGACAATATTGAAGAAAAGAGAGCAAGATAACTTAAAAGAGCACATCACCGCTCTTTATAACGAAATGAGTAATACGGATAACTACTTCGAATTTGCTAAATTGGAGAAAGAGATTCGATACTTAGAAAGTAAGTTATCGATAGAGAACAGAGAGCAGATGAGTATCTCTGGCATGATTGATGACTTGAAAGAAGGAAAGAAACTCACTACTTTAAGGAAACAACCCAATATGGTTAATGACATTATTGATGGTTTAGCTGATGTCAATACTGATTCATTGGGATTGAATCCTTACAACAATAGGGATATTTCTCGATTTGAAACCCTATTGACTGGTAACAGTAATAGTAGGGGATTAGACCTAGATTACTGGCTAAGCTGATAGGTAAGACAGACTAATACACTCCTCTACCCCTGTTACGAGGGTAGAGGAGTGTATATCGTCTTTTTCATCAACTACTACGAAAGGAGTCTCAACGATGTTGTTTATGGGAAAACTGACAACCGTTTTGCTTGTTTATCTTAGAGGATTTATCGTGAATAACTGAAAAACAATTCCGTAAACAAAACAGTTAGTCACGACAGACAAACGACCTCTTTATAGGAACCATCCGGAACCGCCCCGGACTGTTCTTTTCATAGGGTATTGAGTCCCATTTCTTTTATCAGGCAATCAATACCGGCAAGGGTGATAATGACAAATAGAGGTCATTATCGGTGGTATTGATGTACCAGAGGATAACCGGTGTAGCGGTAGCCGGAATATCGAATGGAATAGTCAGGTCTTCATTCCACTTACGAATCGGGAATTCGATGCTGTTGTCACCCAGAATGATTTTAAACATATTGGGTTTGGGTGCATTAGGTTCTCGATTAGTACGATATTGAGGTAAAGTGGGATAGTAGACTTTATTCAAGAAGTCATCTAAGGTAGTACAGCTATTAGCGATATTGATTACATTGCTATTGGTAGCAATGGATTTCACTAAGAGGTGTAGACCTTTACCGTAGGCTGGGTTCTGGTAAGCTTCAAAACCAATCTCCCACCTATCATCCGTCTGGTCAGCCGCATTTCTCAAGAAACGAATGTCTACTTGCTGTGGGTGTACGTATTGTCTAAAGGAATTGTTGATAGTACCTAAGTCAATACTTACGTTCAGCTGCTGAGTAGGACCGTAGAGCTTACCATTGAGCTGCTGAGTAGGGGAGTTACGGTTAATGTAGACACTATTGGTTACATTGTAGAATTGATTTCTATCTAAGGTAAACAGATACCAATCCAATTGCCAGCCGATATTGTCATTTACCCAACGAGGTACAGGATAGAGTTTCACTGAGTAAGAACCATCTCTCTCGATGATGGTGTACTGGTAAGAACGGGTAATGAAGTAACGGTTGTTGTTATTCACTACGTGTACAGACTTCTCGTTATTAGCCAGATAGTACTTCAGTACCAATGTACCTTTAGAAGTAACCGTAGATTCTGAAGCTCTATCTAAGTAAAGCAATTCGAATTTATTACCGTCTACCGGATAAGTCATGGTAGAACCATCGGTATAGAAGACTTTACCCATGAGGTTAATGGAGTCTTTTAAGATGTTCTCTGGAATCAAGAGATTGGTTTCATCACTCGAATCAATGTAGAATGATTCTAAAGAGATAGCAGAAATGAACTTATCTGCATCGGATACGTCCCTTAAGAGAGCAGACTTCTCTACAATGAAATTGGTTCTAGAGAGTACGCCACCTTTATCATCGTACACCAAGATAAGAATCATCTCACCTTCTTCTAGACGATGAGAGGTATAGAAGGGAGGTAAGAACCACTGGGTGTGTAGATTTGGGTCTTGCTGTAGGATAGGTTCTAATGGAATGGCATTAGAAATCGGATTAAAGGAGGAATCGTACCTCACTGAAATCGGTGTACCACCAGCTCCTGCTACGGTACCTTTAAAGGCAATAGCGTGGTGAGGTAAACTGCCCTGGATATGGAATTGAGCCGGTACAGTGAGTGTAGGACGAATCACGGAATCGTCGTAGAAGATTTGTCTGGCACACGGTGTAGCTAGCGTACCACCAGCAAAGAAACGACCCATTTCAGTAGTCGTTAAGTCATTGGTAGTCGATTTACTCAATTGTACCAAATCGGGTACCAGGGTAGTCGCATCGATGCTGTTTACTCGATAAACGATTAAGGTATTGATGTCTTCTACGAAGTCATTGACTTTGGGTACGTATTTGTTGTTACCTTCCTGACCTAGGAAGATGTCGTGTAATGCCCATCTTCTCCAGACTTGTGTTTCGTCTACAATAGGCGGATAACCGTCTGTACCCACAATGGGTGCAGGGCCACCAATCCCTCTGGAGTAGATAGGTAAATTGGACTGAGGCATGTTGAATATACTCCTGAAATACCAAGGTAAGGTAGAGACTAAGAAGGCACTACCTTACTCTTGGCTAAACATTAATCAGAAACACGAGTGATTAGTCAGAGACTCGAATGAAGTGAGAAGTCTCGATAGCGTTATCGTAGAAGACTTCTACTACCCGTCTGAAGAACCTCGCTTGGTGGAAGTTCAGTGTCGTTACGACTCTTCGGTGGGTAGGGTGAATCACCACGTGTTTAAAGGAGATGGATTCTTTTCTATAGTAAGGGTCTACCTTAAATAGACTACTATACTTCGTGGAAATATAGTTAATCAGCTCCTGATTAGTAAAGAACCTATCCATGGGGAAATCGACTTGTTTCTTCTCCTAAGTCATGTAAGA